CAGCCTCGGCGCGCGCGCGCAGCTCTGCGTCGGTCTCGACGTCCTCTCCGGGCGCTGCATCCGCGGGATTCGTCACCGCCGACCACCCCGCGACGGGCGTCGCGATCGTCGTGATCGTACCCATGTTCGCGCGCACGACGCCGGCCATCTCGGCCTCGGCGTACACTGCGATGATCGCAGCGCCCGGACCGGGGTTGTTGACCGCGCTCACGGTCACCCAGCGATTCGTGGGCTGTCCCGCGACCGCAGCGACCGACCCTGCGGGGAGCGTGGTACCCGCGGCGAGCGTGACGTTGAGGCTCACGGTGCCCTTCGTGGCGGCGCGGCGCTCGGTGCCCGTGAGCCGCGCGACCTCGGTCAACGCCGCGAACGAAGCACCAGCTCGCGTTCGCGCGTGGTACGTCGCTTCGGCGAGCTCCCACAACTCGCGGCTCTTCGTCGCGACGACGGCGATCAATTGACCGAGCACGCTCTCTGCACTCGTGTCGACGTCGGCGCCGAGCGCGGCCCGAAAGTCAGCCTCGAGCTCGCTCTTGATCTCTTCGAGCGTCTTCGCGACGAATCCCGTCGGGGTGAGTCCGTACGTCATCGTCCCTCCCAGCGGAACGCGTCGAGCTCGATCGGCTCGCCGTCGGAGGTGCGCGCGCGCAGCGTGAGCCGGGCGTCGCGATCGGCGCCGATCGCGAACTGCCATTGCTCGATCGCCGCGATCCCCGGCGACGTCGAGACCGCGCGCCGCAGGATCGTCTCGGCGGCCGCGCGCGTGCCCTTGCCGAAGATCGACGAGAGGTACGGGACGCCCTGGCGCAGATCGAGGCGATACTCGCCGCGCTGCAGCAGCAAGCGGAGTTTGAGCCGCTGAGCCTTCGCGCCGACGCCGGACGTGAGCGACGCGCGCCCCGTGTCGAGCGCGAGGTCTCCGGTCACTGGATCGAGAGCGAGATCACGCACGCACCGATCGTGGAGCCATGTCGCGCGCGCGCGCGAGCACGCGGAGGCACGCGCAGGGGTACGCGGCGCGCTCTACGCCCCGACGAGTCGAAGGGTGCGCTGCTTGGCGAGGACGTGCAGCCGTCGCGCTCGAGCAAGCTCCTGCGTCGCGTAGATCTTCGCCAGCTCCCAGGTTCCCATCGGCATCGCCTCGATGCTCATAGAGGCGCGTTCGTCAGCGAAATCCCAGGAATCGGCGGGTCGCGCGCATGGCGCGTAGGCGGCGCGCCTATCGCGCTACGTCGATCGTCGCTGCATGCCACGTAGGCCGTCTGCCTATCGGCCTTCGTTCCCGGCTCACGCATGGCGCATAGGCAAATCGCCTATCGATCTTCACAGCGCGCTTTGCGAGCGACGGTAGGCGAATCGGCTATCAGCCTTCGCGAGCGGTCGTTCGTAGGCGCATAGGCAAATCGCCCACTGCGCTAGGATTCACGCAGACGCATGGCGCGTAGGCAAATCGGCTATCGCTGATAGGCAAATCGGCTATCCCGTTACGCGAGCGCTTGTGTGTAGCGCGCTAGGCAGATCGCCTAAGCCCCATGCGTCGGCCTCGATCGAAGGCCGATAGGCGGCGCGCCTATCGACGCTGTACGATTGCTCCGTGACCCGCTACCTACTCGCCCTCGCGCTCGCGCTGGGCGCCTGCGCACCGCCTCCGCTCCCCACGCCTGACGCCCAGCCCGACGCGGCCGCAGATGCCTCCGCTGACGCGCAGAGCGCGCCCGACGCCGAGCCCGGGATGGATGCCTCGACGGACGCGACGCCCG